GAATGAAATCGACTTTGCTGCTGCTGTTACCGCTAAAGGTACTGCACTGGCTGCTGCTGATATCATTCAGGCACTTACGATCCCTGCCAACACGATGATTATGTCTGCTGGCATGGAATGCACGGCTATTCATACTGGTACTTCTACTGATTGCGCTCTTGATTTGGGTGTGACCGGCGGTGATCCAGATGCGTTTGTCGATGCGTTTGACTTTGATGCGGCTGCTGCTGGAGCTTACGCTGTTCCTGCTGCACCGGGATGTGCAATTGTACCGGCTGCTGCCGATACGCTTGACATTCTCATCCAGGCACAGACGGGTACTACCCTGACGGGTAAGATGCGTGTCTTTGCATGGTTGGCTGACGTTGATGATCTTAGTGGTCTTTCTGCTAATGAAGTTGACCGAGATCAGCTTGACTAATATCTACTGGGGTGGGGCGTAAAAACCTCACCCCTTTACTTTCTGGGATAATTAATGGCAACCACGTTTATAACTCTGGTTAATGACACTTTACGACGTTTGAATGAAGTCGAGGTAACAGCCGACGATTTTTCAAGCGTCATTGGCTTTAGGGCGCAAGTAAAAGATGCGGTCAATGCCTCTCTGCATGAAATTTCACAGAAAGAATATGGCTTTCCTTTCAACTACGGAACAGGGACACTGACCTTGGTGGTGGGCACACAGACGTACTCACTGGCTGCGACCTTCAAGACGGCCAGTTGGGATTCCTTCAGGATAAACTATGACTCTGTCAATAACTACGCGGCCCGTAAACTAAAACAAATAAATTATGATACTTATCTGAAGAGGTTCTTTAGCAGAGATAGTGAGGCGGGTACAGGGGATTACGATCAACCTGTGTATGTGTACCGCACACCCGATAATAAGGCTGGTTTTACTCCGGTCACTAATGCCGCCTATAGCGTGAGCTATGACTACTTTGCCTTTCATACCGATCTGAGCAACTCTACAGATGCTATGACAGTTCCAGACGCCTTTAAGCACGTAGTCATAGACGGCGCCCTGTACCATTGCTATATGTTTAGGGACAACTTACAACAGGCGACGATTACTAAGGGTAAATTTGATGAGGGCATAGACCGTATGCGTACTCTTCTAATAAATAGATTTACTGATGTGAGAGACACGCGAGTAGGTAGATTGATTAACGTGCCTCACGGAAATGCGTAATGGCCGATGAATACAAGGATGTTACGGTGCTCTGTAGAGGGGGCCTGTTTAGGAACGAAGACGCCTTGTCTTTGGCCTCTTCTAATCCGGGCGCTGCCATCCGTATGTTAAACTTTGAAGTATCTCAGTTCGGCGGTTACAGAAGAATAAATGGCTTCGCCCCCTACGATAGCAGTAATACTACACTAACAGGGTTAGGCACGGTGTTAGGGGTGTGGATTCACGGGAACACCGTGTATGCTGCAAGACGTAATGTTGGGGATGCAACAGGCACATTAGGCAGTAACCCTATAACTGTAACAGATGAATCTACTACGTTAACGATTGCTCACACTTCTCACGGGCTGGCAGTAGGGTCATTTGTTACATTTGCTGGTGCTACAGCAGTCGGTGGTTTAACTATTAACAGCGTTGAAATGAAAGTTCTTACCGTTGCTACCCATACCTATACGGTTGCATTTACATCAGCAGGGACTTCTACCGCTACAGCAGGTGGTGCTTCGGTAACGTACTCGTACAGTTATAACTACTCTATCTATAAGCATGTGGCCGGTGTAGGCTGGGGCAGTAACGTAGGCCCCACGGGCAGGACTGCACTGGGCGTCAAGAAACTAAGAGTATCGCACCATAACTTTACAGGATCTGAAGTTACTGTTATAGCAGACGGCATCAACCGGCCAGTTCGTCATAGTGGCACGACCTTCGTAGAAATATTTGATAAGCAAGGAAGTACTGCTGCCGATACAGAAGCTGTTCTATCCAATATATTTGATTCCGTTAACAGCGATGCTACAGTAACAGTAGACCATGTTGCACATACATTAGTAGTTGGGGACACCGTAAGATACAGTGGCGTTAATGTCAACGTAGGTGGCGTCTCTATAAACGACGCCAACTTTACTGTAGCCACTGTCGCGGATGTCGATACGTACACTTTCGAGCTAGGGTCTACTTCTAGCGTAGGTAGCCAAACAAATGTTGGTGGTACGGCAATTAGTTTCTTTTATACGAGGGCCAATTCGGGTACGGCAAAAGATATTGTAGCTGCAAAGATTACGACGGACTTCAGTGATCACCAATTCTTCGCTGGCATGTCTGGCAACAATAATTTCCTAGTATTTAGTCGCCCTAGTAATGACTTAGATTTTACGGGGAATACGGCTGGGATTATAAACGTAGGGTTCACTATAACGGGACTAGCTAAGTTTAGAGAATCTCTGTATGTGTTCGGCTCAGATAAGATAAAAAGATTGACGGGCAGTGCCGCTTCTGACTTTGCGCTGGTAGAAGTAACTAACAATATCGGATGCATAGCAACAGACAGTATACTTGAGATAGGCGGCGACATTTTATTCCTAGCCTCTGACGGTATACGCCCTATACAAGGTACTGCTAGAATTGGCGACGTTGAGTTAGAGACTGTGTCTAAGCCGATTCAGCAGATACTACAAGGCCTTCCTGCTACTCACGATCTAGAAGATATGTGTTCAGTAGTTATTAGGAACAAAACACAGTTCAGATATTTCTTTCCTTCTAGTACTTCTGCTGCTGATAGTGAGGGCATCATAGGGGGTTTAAGATTTGCAGACAGGAGAGTGGGCTGGGAATTTGGAGAGCTTTTAGGGATGAGAGCTTTCGTCGCAGCCAGTGGGTTAATAGATAATAAGGAAGTGATCGTACATGGGGACTCCGATGGTAAGATACACAAACAGGAGAATGGGAACGACTTCAACGGGTCCGAAGTTATCTCTGTGTACGCTACTCCCTTCTTGTACTTCGACAGCACAGAGCGCAGGAAAATATTCCAGAAACTTTCTATATTCACGCGGCCTGAAGGTTCATCAACCATGAACTTAGGCATAGCGTTTGACTGGGATGATCCCGCCGCTTCTAACCCTTCTAACTATGCCCTAACCACGGCGGGGGCATTGTTACGCTATACTACGACGGGAGGGACATACGATTCCTCTTTTACTTTTACAGGATCGTCTAGCCCTGTCTTAGAAACAAATGTACAGGGGTCAGGAAGAGCTATCTCTTTAATACTTACGTCATCGGGAACCCAGGCCCCTTATAGCGTCAGTGGATTCTCAGTAACATATCAGGATGCGGGATACCGATAATGGCAGGATATACTAGACAATCATCTTCTCAGATTCTTAGCGGCGAGATCGTTAGTGCTGCGCCTTTGAATGCCGAGTTCAACCAAGTACTAGCTGCTCTTCATCAAACTACCGGGCATAAGCACGATGGAACTACAGCAGAAGGTCCACCTATCGACAGGGTAGCCGATGCAGATCAATTAAATAAAGTACTAGTAGATACCGGTAATAACCAGCTAGAGTTTTACGTTCAGGTATCTTCTGCGTCAGTAGAACAAATTAAAATCCAAGACGGTGCCATCGTACCGGTAACAGATAACGATATCGACTTAGGGACTGGTTCCCTTGAGTTTAAGGATTTGCATCTCGATGGAACAGCTAACATTGACGCCTTGGTGGCGGATACCGCTGATATTAACGCCGGTACAATTGATGGTACTGCTATTGGAGGAACTTCTGCATCCACTGGTGCTTTTACTACAATCTCTGCTACAGGAGTTGTCTCTTTATCTGATGGAAGTGCTGGAGCCCCTGCTCTTACAAATACAGGTGATGCTAACAACGGCCTTTATTTTAATGCTGCCGATGAACTTAGTTATACTTCTACTGGAACTGCACAGGTTACCTTTGCAGATGGTGTAATTAAACCAGTCTCGGATAATGACATAGATTTAGGTACAGCTTCTTTAGAGTTTAAAGATGCATATTTTGATGGTACAGTAACTACGGATGCTCTAGTAGCAGATACGGCTGACATTAACGGAGGTACGGCAGACGATGTTACTATTGGTGGCACGACGGCGGCGGCGGGTTCTTTCACTACTATCGCCGCTAGTGGCGTTGTATCTTTCTCTGACGGGTCTGCCGGTGCGCCAGCTATTACAAATACTGGTGATACCAATAATGGCTTGTACTTTAATGCTGCTGATGAGTTAACATACACATCTGCTGGAACAGCACAAGTAACATTTAAAGATGGTGCTATTGTTCCTGTAAGTGATAACGACATAGATCTAGGTACTGCCTCTCTTGAATTTAAAGATCTGTATGTTGATGGCACTGCTTACTTAGATAGTGTTAATATTGCTGGTGGTTCTATTACTGGCATTAGCACGTTAGCAGATTTAGGCAACGCAGTCCCACTAGCATTTAGTACGACTACCACAGATTCTGATCCTGGCGGTGGTAATGTTCGTTTAAATAACGCTACTCAGAATGCTGCTACCGCTTTCTACATTGACGATGCGGATAGCAATGCCGCTGCTATAGCAACCTTTGTGCAATCCCTTGGTGCTGGTAATAATCCTTCTGGTACATTAGGATTTGTAACTCTTCGTAAGCAGTATGCTCCAGAAGTATTTGCTACTTATAAAGTGACGGCAGTAGTTAATGCTACCGGATATACAAAACTAACAGTAGCTAACCTAGCTGCCAGTGCAACCAATCCTTTCTCAGATGCAGATGCTGTCCTTCTCTCCATTGATCTTGCAGGAGATAAAGGTGATGCTGGTGAGATGGGAGGACCGGCTACCTCCACAGATAATGCTATTGCTAGGTTCAATGGTACAGGTGGTTCTCAGGTTCAAAACTCTGCTGTTATAATTGATGATTCTAATAATATTACAGGAGTTGCTAGTCTAACATTAACTACCGATTTAGCCATAGCTCACGGTGGAACAGGAGCCAGCAGTGCTGGCGCTGCTCGTACTGCTTTAGGTTTAGGTTCTATGGCAGAACAAGCACACGCATCTGTCAATATCGATGGCGGAAGCATTACCGGGATTACGGATTTAGCAGTTGCAGATGGAGGAACTGGACAAGGTTCTTATACAAATGGTCAATTACTAATAGGAAATACCACAGGTAACACGTTAGCTAAAGCCACGTTAACAGCGGGTACAGGAATTTCAATTACTAATGGTACTGGAGCAATAACAGTTGCCAATACGGGTGCGACTACAGGCAAGGCGATCGCCATGGCAATGGTTTTTGGCTGATGTGGATAAGTACATGATATATAAGGAGAACTTGGCATGAGTGCCCCAAATATTGTTAACGTAGCAACTATTACAGCTAAGACATTTTACGATGCTCTAGCAGATACCAACTTGACTAGTCTTGTATTGAATGCAGCTAGTAGTGGTAAAGTAATTAAAATTAATTCTTTAACTGCCGCGAACGTAGATGGCAGCAGTGCGGCCACTGTGGATGTGTCGTACCATCCATCAACCACCACTGCTGTAGGATCAACAGTTAGTAGTACAGGTTATCACATCTGTAAAACGGTCAATGTGCCAGCGGACGCGACGCTAGTAGTGATTAGCAAAGATACAGCACTATATATGGAGGAAAGTTCAGTCTTAGCCATAAAAGCAAGCGCAGCTAACGACATAGATTTTGTAGTTTCCTACGAGGAAATCTCCTAATGGGCGGGAATGGTGGCATTATTGGTGTACTTAACAACCCGACAGAGACTACTGCGTCTGGCGTCTGGTCCTTGTCCGAGATGTATAAGGCCCGGTCCTCAGACGATTGGCCGTACCCGATCTCTGCGACGGGAGGAACCATTACGACATACAACGATGGCTCTACTATCTGGAAAGTCCACACATTTACGTCATCTGGAACTTTTGTGGTCAACGCCCTCGGGGCGACGAAAACATTCCAGTATTTGTTGATTGCCGGAGGCGGTGGTGCAGGTATGCAACATGGCGGCGGCGGTGGTGCAGGTGGTCTGCGACAATTTACTGGGGTGTCATTGTCCGCCGCTTCATACGGCGTGGTTATTGGTGCGGGAGGTCTGGGCGATCAAAAAGTTGCAAATAACGCCAACGGCTCAAATAGCACATTCAATTCGCAAACCTCCACTGGTGGTGGCAAGGGTGGCCGCTATTCTGCCGGTAATGGCACAGCGGGCGGGTCTGGCGGCGGCGGTGCAGCAGATACCGGCACAGGTGGCGCAGGGAACACGCCATCGGTTTCTCCAGTCCAAGGTTATGCCGGGGGTGACGCTGGCGCTGTTGCCTCGGAGGCTGGCGGTGGTGGCGGCGGAAGCGCTGCCGTGGGCGCGACGGGAGTGGACGCGACAGTCTCCGGAATTGGTGGCGCGGGAACACAGGTGAATTTTGATGGCAATAATTACTACTGGGCTGGTGGCGGCGGCGGTGGTCAATATCAAGAACATGGCGGTGCGGGTGGAATCGGTGGCGGCGGCGGTGGCGGTGGTGGCAATGTTACCAACCAACAATTCGGAGGGGACGGAGGAGGGTCTGCGCTAAACAATGGGCAAGACGGAGGCGGGAACTACGGGTCTGGCACTTTATACGGTATGGGGGGATCTGGCGGCGCTAATACTGGCGGCGGCGGCGGGGGGGCCGCTGGCGGTGGCCTGATTGCCGGATCTGGCGGCTCAGGGATCGTCCAAATTCGCTATCCACGGTAATAGGCATAGGATATAAAAACATGACTCATTTCGCACAGATCGACGAGCAGAATATTGTGGCCACGGTGATTGTGGCCGAACAGGATTTTGTTAATTCCCAGCCGGGCACTTGGGTGCAGACCTCGTATAATACTCGCGGTGGAGTTCATTACGCACCTAATTCAAACACGCCAGATGGCCTTGTGGCTTTGAACAAGAACTTCGCAGGTATTGGCCACACCTATGTTTCTGGCGTAGGATTCCACGCGCCGCAACCGTACCCATCCTGGGCGCTAAACTCGGACACATATTTGTGGGAGCCGCCCGTTGCGTATCCCGATGATGGGAAGCATTATCAATGGGATGAAGACACGAGTGCCTGGATTGAAGTGGAGTAAAAAATGCTAACAACCATCTTATCACTAAACCTAATCTGGGCATGGGCTTACCGTGGCGGTAGCCTATTCAAACAACAGTCATGGGGTTGGCTAGGTAAGACTCGATGGCTGGCCCTTCTAGCTGTACCTTTGTTTATGACAGCAGCTTTTGTATTCACTTCCGTACCAACTACATGGCAGGTATGGTTGCCGATGGCACTAGGTTTCCTTGCACTCTTTGGCGCACAAGCTGATGGCTGGGGTAGGCAGATGGATCTGGGAAGGAATGATAACCCAGATAACGAAACAGGACATAAGCTACGGGATCTTTTGTGGGAACGTAAGTCTTCATTTGCTCGTGACCTAGCCGGTTTGTACATGCGCTTTGCACAGTTCTTAGTACCTGCTATTTGTTTCTATTTCGTTAACCCCTGGTTTGCTTTACCGTGTGTAGCCCTAGCTCTAGCAACTCCCATGCTTTGGGTGTTGG